GGCCCAAATTAATTGTTCTTTCCTCCAAGACGCTAGGGCATGCTGTTCGTCTTCTTGATACGATTAAGAATGTTCTTGAGTATTCTAAGCGGTTTAGAGCTATTTTTGGTTACTGGGGGTCTCATACTGCAAGGGCATGGACGAAATATGAGGTTGTGTTAAAGGATGGTACTCTTATCACCACACGTGGTACTGGTCAACAGGTCATTGGTTTGAAGCATGGCGATCAAAGACCCACGCTATTTGTCGTGGATGATCCCGAAGACATCAATAATACGAAAACAGATGAAGCAATGGAGCAAAACCTGAAATGGTTACTGACACAGGTTCTTCCTGGCTTAGATGCAATGAAGGGTAGGATACTTGTGATTGGGACTCCTCAGCACCAAAGGTGCATTGTTGAGACTCTCCCGCAGATGGGAGGATGGACGACAAAACATTATCAGGCTATGTCTGATGACGGTGAGGATGTTTTGTGGCCAGAAGTATGGTCAAAAAAGAAATTATTGTCTGAAAAGGGAGATTTAGAGTCAATTGGACGTGTTTCCATGTTTTATAGGGAATATATGTGCCAGATCGTTGGAGATGAGGAGCAAATGTTCAAAGAGGACGATATTCAGTATTATGATGGTCATTTGCTGCCCAATGAGGATTCTGAGCTAATGACGCTTAGAATGACTTACCCATATGAGGGAGATATCCCAGTATTCGTGTTTATGGGGGTAGATCCAGCTTCAAGTACCAAGCAGCATGCTGATTATTCGGCAATTGTGCCTGTTGCTGTTGACACTAATAATAATCGCTATATTTTACCTTTTTACCGCCACAGAGTCAAACCTATGGAACTTGCTGATAATGTTATCGCTTATTGGAGACGATACAATCCTATGAAGACTAGGATCGAGACTGTAGGGTATCAAGAGATGTTAAGGGACTATTTACGTACAAAGAGTGAAGAATTAGGAATATTTATACCAGGAATAGAGTTAAAGAACAATCCAAGGACTCAGAAGAGTGTCAGGCTTGAAAGTATGCAGCCATTCTTTGTTCAGAAGAAGGTTTGGATAAAAAAGGACATGGATAGTCTTGTGGGGGAACTTTTACTGTATCCTCGTGGTAAACATGATGACTTGCTGGATGGACTATATTATGCGATGAAGGGGGCTTATAAGCCTCACATCACCTCACAAAACACACCTCCAGCCACCAAGTCTAGTAATACCAATGAGAAATTGTACGATTGGGCAATTCTTTAGTAAAATGATGGGAACTTAATAAGTGCCGCAATATAAATCGGGTCTTGAGGAGAGGATGGCGGGCGATCCTAAGGATGTGCTAAAAATCATTACAGAGGGTGGCCCAGGACAAAAGAAGATACATAAAGAGGTTCAGGAGTCTTTAGAGGTCTTTGAGGAGTATAAGCGGCATAGAGAAGAGTGGGCACAGCAATTTAAAGAGAGTCAACAATTTAGATCAGGTGTTCAGTGGACTACGGAGCAAGTTGCCCAACTTAGAAAGAGAGGACAAGCTCCAATTGTAGTAAATCGCATACATCCTATTGTAGAAACAGCAAAAGCACTCCTAACATTTAATAAACCCCAATTTAGATCAACTGGACGAGAAGACTCCGATAGAAGGACTTCTAAGATATTTGCTGATCTTGCTCAATGGCTTTGGGAGGTTTCCAACGGTGATGAGCATCTTAAGATTATTATTGATGATTATTATGTTGGTGGCATGGGATATGGGTTAGTTTATCAAGATCCCCACGCTGATATGGGAAAAGGAGAGGTTTATATAAAAAATGTGTATCCTCTTGATGTATATGTAGACCCGAACTCTCGGGATACATATTTTAGTGATTCTGCTCATATTTTGATTGTAAAGCTTATGACTGATGAGCAGGCCATGAAAACCTATAAAGACTATGAAAATGTCATTAGATCTGCTGAAGAATCAAATATGACACATTATCCATCTACAGATTTAAAAGCTACGCAGGGAGAGGTGTTTCTCGAAGATCTTCAAGATATGCACCACAAGAAGAGGGAATATATTGAGCGGTATACAAGAGTTATTAATAAACGATACCATATTTTTGAACCTGATACTGGATATGATGTTACATATGATAAAAAGGAATATGAAGAGTATCGGGCGAATCAGGCTATTGTAATCCAGAAGGCTGATGGTACTGAAACATACGTAACTGAACCAGAGGGTCTATATGAGATTGGGCAGATTATTGAGGAATTTGGATCAATCATTCATATGACTCAGCCCGAAGCTGTTACAGATCCTCAGACTGGCCAACCAATACAACCCCCTCCAAGTATGGCTGCTGGAAGCGAGGAAGGTGATAACAGTGCTATTCCAGGTTCAACTGTAGTATTTCAGCTTACCAGCAAAGGTGAGTTAGTGGATCGCGATAAGATTCTTGTCAACAGTATCAAAGAAGCTAGAATAAGGGTGATTGCTTCTGTCGGTACCAAGTTGATGTATGTTAGAGAGCTTCCGTGCGAAGATTATCCGATAATACCATTAACAAATGTTCATAATAGAAATCCTTACCCTCTTAGTGATGTTATGATATATAAACCTCTTCAGATATATATCAATAAAATCCGATCTCTCATTATTGCACATGCTTCTACTTCTACGAATGTGAAACTTCTCATTCCAAGAGGTTCTGTCAATAAAAAGCAGGTAGAAGAGGAGTGGGGGAGAGCAGGAACTTCTGTTATTGAGTTTGATGCTGAGGTTGGTCAGCCAGTTGTTGCTGGGCCAGTTCCTCTACCTAATGAACTATATAAGAATGAGTCTGATGCAAAATATGACCTGGAATATGGTTTTGGTGTTCATGACATTATGATGGGAGCATCAGAGAATGCCCCAGCTACATTCAGGGGGACGGTTGCTATTGACGAATATGGGCAAAGGAGATCTAAGTCTAGGCAAGCAGATGTGGAACATTTCCTCAAGCAAATGTTTAAAGTGGCAGTACCTATGATGCAGCAGATCCATACGGAAGAAAAGATCATAAGGCTTGTACAACCAGATGGGACAGTAAGGGAAACGGGAGTTAATATCCCACTCTACGATGAGTTTACCAATCAAGAGATTGGAAAAGTTCATGATGTCAGTGTCGGGAAATACGATATTGTACCAGTTGCAGGGTCTACTATGCCGTCTAATAGGTGGGCACAACTTGAAGTCTATATGCAGATGTATCAATCTGGTCTTATTGATCAAATTGAAGTTCTTAAAAAGACTGAGGTTGTGGATACTGAGGGTGTATTACAAAGGACGGCACTTGTGCAACAGTTACAACAAGAATTACAGGGGGCTCAAGAAGAAATTAAAAAACTTAAGGGGGATCTCCAGACTGTTGAGCGTGAAGAGGTTCATGCGAAGAAGAGACTGGAAGTAGAAAAATTTAAGACAGGCCTGAAAGATGCAGAGGGTACTGTCAAGAAAGCTTCAGAACTTTATGACGCCAGGTTGAACGATCAACTTGCATTACAAAAACAAATGGTTAAACCTGTGGGCGGAAAAGCAGAAGCCTAGGGGAGATCGAAGGAGTAACGATGGCTGAAGAAAAAGAAGTATTGTCCCAAGAAGCTATACCTGACGGAGTGATAGCGGAAGAACCAGTCGTAGCCGATGTGAGCGCCGATCCAAATTCGGTACCTCAGGAGCTAGACCCATTTTCCGAGTTATTTGAACAGGATAAGATGGATTGGGCATTTGTGGATGAACCTGCTCCCACAGGGGGAGTCGAGGTTAATGAGACTGTTGCAGCTGAGTCAGCTCCTGCAGAAGGGACGTCTTCTGAACAGGATGTTGATAAGGGTAATCCAGACTCATTCCAATACTGGCAAAGTCAGTATGACAAGTCGCAGAGTGAACTTAATCAAACTCGTCAAGAGCTTGAGGGAATGCAACAATTAGCACCTATTGCTAGATACATTCAAAACAATCCCAATGTATTGAGGACTGTTGAAGATCACTTGTCAGGTGGTGGCACTGTTCCTGAAGCCCAAAGTGGACAGGAGAGTCAATCACTACAAAGGCCTGAAAGACCTGCCAAGCCAGCGAACTATGACCCTGTAGATGCGTATAGCGATCCTGAGTCAAATTCCTATCAATATCGGGAATCAGTTGAAGACTATCGAGATGGGATGATTGATTTTTATGAAGCCCAGAATGATGTTATGCAACAGAGTATGCAGAATCAAGCTACACAACAGCAAAACCAACAGTATGTGGAGAACGTAAAGTCACAGTTAGTAAATACCTTTGACTATGCTCCAGATGATGCTGACGATTTTATTCAGCGGTATTCAGATCCCACTAGTGTTACTTTGGATAATCTTGTTACTCTTGATAAGATCAAGAGTGCCCCACCAGAAGAGGTTCTCAAAAATCAGCGTAAAGCTGAGAAAATGAGACGTCAGAAGGAAAAGGCTAAGATGCCAGAGCCAGTTGCTGTTCAACCAGCGGAATCTGCTCAAGAACCTGGTGTTGAGGATAAGCTTATGGACGCTATGGTAACTGACTATGAACGTCAAAACCCGTGGACTTGATCCACAAGGAGTAATTACCAATGGCTACTATTTATAGTCCAGTCCCAGGTAATGCGGTTCAGGGCGTTTCTATTGATGATAATCGCAGAGTATTCAATTTTGGTGAACGGATTGCGGAGCTTGCTCCCCAGCAGTCACCTTTCTTTGCTTACCTGTCGAAAGTCGGAAAGAAACCCACTGACGATCCTGTGTTTAAGTTCTTAGAACAACGACATCAATGGCAGAGACGCCATTTCAAAGTCAAAACAGCAATCAGTACCATAAACCTGGCCTCAGATGCTACGGTAGGTAGTATTGAAGTATACTGCAATGTCACAAAAGACGGCAGAAGTACTTCTACCGAAACAGCACCTGAGTTCTTGCTCGAAAATCAGCGTGTAACTCTCTCAGCAACCGATGCTGGAGATAGTGACGCTGTGGTTGAGTTGACAGGTTATATCTACTCAGCACCTACTATTGCTTCTGGCAAGACTACAATGCAGCTAGAAGTTGACTCTGTTGCCAAAGCTGGAAGCGTTACAATGGCTTCTAGTGGAACAGTGGCAGGTTACACTGATGTAGATATCGCAGATAATGCGAACTGTATGGTTATTGGTTCGTCATGGGCTGAGGGAACAGGGAAACCTGAATCCTGGCGTGACGAGCTGTATGACAGAGAAGGCTATACTCAGATCTTCAAAACTGCAATTAGTTTGTTCTCTGGCACATCTATGGCAACTCAGTATCGGGCAATCCCGAATGAGTATCGCAGAGTGTGGCAGGAAAAGCTAATGGAGCACAAGATGGATCTTGAGCAAGCTCTCTTGTATGGTGTTGGCAAAGCGGACGAGTCTGGTTCAGGCCCGCAAAGGCATACGTGGGGTATTATTCCCTACACCAGAGCCTATGGAAAGAGTGGTGGAGTGTATAACTTTACCTATGCTTCCAGCGGCTATGATGCCTTCGTGGACACGATGGAAGATTTCTTTCATCCTGAATCTGGCAACTCTGGTTCAAAACTAGTTCTCGCTTCTAGGAAAGTCCTAGCTTGGTTCCAAAAACTTGGTTCCAATGCAGGTTTCTTAGATGCTTCAGTCGCTCAATCCTCGTATAATCTTGATGTACAAAACATCAAAGGTTCTTTCGGGCATGCAGTGACTAAGGTGACAACTATTTTTGGCGATCTTCATTTCGTTCAGGAGCCTTTGCTCCGTGGAATGTATGATGATTTCGCTGTTGCAGTTGATCTAAAGAACGTGGCATATCGTCCCCTAGTGGGAAATGGTGTGAACCGTGATACCTTCCTCATGACAAATGTTCAGAATAATGATACGGATGGCCGCCAGGATATGATCCTGACAGAATGCGGTCTTGAAATCTCATTGCCTGAAACTCATGCTGTCATGAAGTGGGCATAACAAACCGTAAAGTCCTGACCCCGTAAAAAGGGTCAGGCAAAATTTAATAGGAGAAGCAATTGGCTTCACAATCAGTAGAATCAAGAGTAGAAGATCTAGTAGGTGAGATAGAGAACTCAGAGGCTGTTACCCAATGGGCATCAGATGCAGCCAAGGAAGTTCTTTCTATATTACCTAACGATGTACTCTGGACAGTATCTACGTCTACTGCAGATACTGGATCTGGGGTTACCCTTACTACTGGGAAGTTTCTATATGCTGCTAATGGATCTTATAGAGCTATCGAAATTGAGGCTTCCAATTCAGCAAGAGCCTCTGATTCATCATCTATTCACTATAGAACGTCTATGGCTCCAGTATTTTACAGAGAAG